CTGAAACATTTACACCAGGACTTACTTGGAATGCCATGGCTTAATTCTCCTTCATTAAGGTTTTGAAATGCTTGATTTGCATGTCATTATTTATAAAAAAGCGGCTTTCACCACGATCCTTCAATTTCATAAGGCGTAGCTGTTATCCAATCGTCCGACTTATATTTTTGCATATCATCTTCTGGATCATGTATACCATCTTGAAAGAATCCAAATGGTAACATTTCTTCTTCTATAGCCTTTTCGTTTGCTAGAAGTAAGTTCTTTCTTATATCTATATCAGTCATTTCTTTAAAGTATTCTTGACCTGTTAACCAAGCAAACAATACCAATGACATTACTAGATCATCATTGTATCCTTCTTCAGCTGCATAGCTTTGACCTCTTACAACAAATGCAGTAAGCTCTTTAAGTATTTCAAAATCATTTATCTTCAAACGATCATTTTCAATAATAGTCTTTAGACCTGCACAACCAACTCTCTTCAATTGTTTAGTTGTTCTAACACCCAACTGTTGAGACTTACCTCCAAAGCCAGCTGTCAATAATTGACCAGCTCTACCTTTCCACTCAGCTGTTAGTATACCTTCGTACTCTAACTCATGATGTAGTATATCAGCAACTTGTTGTCCTATGTCATTAATTTCGACAAGTACGATAGCATCATTATACTTACGTGCAGCGTCATAAATAATAGAAGGATATAGCATAGGAGCAATAACATTGGATCTATACGTACATACAATTTCATAAGGCACAGTAGTACAATCAACAACAGTAAAAGCGCTATAATCATTTCCTATACCTCTTGAAGTATCAACACTAATTGCATATACATGACTTCTTTCTGTTTCTTTCCATATCTTCATGTTCTCATTTTGTGATATTGGTTCATGGAAAGTTAATGCTGCTAGCTTACTAGGATTGATAAGAGTGTTTGATGAACCAATAAAGTCACATTCAAACTCTTGTCTGAATTGTTCTTCACTAGTATTCTTGATTGTCTGTTCTTTCCACTCTTCATCTCTACCAGGTACAGCAGACCAATGAACTTGGATAGGAACGTATTCGTTTCTTCCTTCTTCTGCATCTACCCATAACTTGTAGAACAAGTTCATACCTTTTGGTGTAGATGTAATCATAACTCTTGATGTTCTACCAGATGAAATGGTAGGATAAACTGATGCAAAGAACTCTTCTTGTAGTTGTGAATCTACGAATGCAAACTCATCAAGATATACTAACGAAAATGAACCACCTCGTATAGCAGACGATGATGTTGAACTTGCAAGAACCTTACTTCCATTCTCTAACTCAAGACTACCTTTGTTCCATTCAACTAGTCCTTGTTGTAACCAATGAGGTAACCATTCATATGCCATTTGCAATCTACTCAATATCTCTCTAGCAGTGCTTGCTTTGTTAGCTAGTATTGCACAGTTGAATGATTCGTTGAATAAGATAAACCAAAGTATAACAGCAACCATTGTTGTTGTCTTACCAGACTGTCGAGGCATCTTACATATAGAGAAACGATTATGAACAACAGATTTCATTATGTCTAATTGAAAGTCATACAAATCTAGATTGACAACACCTTCATCAATGTTTACAATCTTCATATATGTACGACAAAAGTATTCAATATCCTTAGAACATTTTACGAGCTCTTGGATTTGTTCTTCTGTATAATCTAATGCAACTCCAGCCTTTTTGAGTCTGGGATTACCTAGATAAATTTCATTCGTCGATAATGCCACGTTCTTTCAACTTTGTTCTATTGTTAAGATGTTCAGATACAATCATATCTTTTGATTGTCCATGATACTTAACACCGTAGTTATCCGTGATCATTGCTTCTGCCATCATCATCCATTTGTTTGAAGGAGGATGGAACACTTCAAAGTCACCCAATAATCTACCAAACTTTCCTTTTCCATCCTTGTAAGATTTGAACTTAGTACAATTAGCAAGATACTTTACTACTTGATCTTTTGCTAATATACCATACTTCTTCTCTACTGGATCAGACGTTCTTGATTCTGGTGTATCAATTCCCATTATTCTGATACGTTGGTTTCTTAACCATACACCAAAACCTAAATCAATATCGATGTCAACAGTATCACCGTCAACTACTTTAACTAAATTAAAATTATATTCAAACATTCGTTGACTTATCCTTGTTTTGGTATATAATAAACTATGTGGCCCGGACAGATACTATTCCCATTTACTATTAATACCTTCTACCGCCCAGTCAGTATATGAATAGAGTTGTCCTTTTAAGTTATTTATAGTCTTTATAGATCGATCATTATTGACAACATCATAGATATCATCTGTCTTGCAAGAGTTAAATGTTGCATATGGACTAGAATAGTATGTTTCTCCAGTGGCCATATTCATATAATGATTAGTCTTATGGTTAAGTACTTCTCTATCAAACCATACCCATGCTTCTTGTGAGCTCTTCTTTGGCAACATCCATCTATCTAATTCTGGAAAATGTTTGACAAAGTATATTGCTTTGAGTATCTTATCCCAAGAGTGATTGTATATTCCACTCTCATGCCACATATCCAATTGCTCTTTCATATGATCATCCCACCATGAAGCATGAATGATTGGGTTGTCTTCAAAGAACTCAGTATCTTCTACTCCAACAACTGAGCATCCTAATCTTCTAAATCTTCTTAGTCCTTGTTCAAAGCATTGTATTGGCCAGTTCTCAACGTATCTGTTTATCACAGGCACACCAGTGCCCCATACAATAAAGTCATTCTTAGGATCAATTGCTTTATGATTAACTAATTCAGTTTCAGATACTGCATATGCTGGACAAGGAAACATATCTTGGAATGTATTTTGATAGTAATCTGACTTGACAAATTTAACAACATCTACATTTTGAATATACTCACAGGTAATAGGCATATTGTTTTGTAGATTGTGTATCTCATCATGATTCAATATCTTATGTCTGAATTGATAAATTTGATTGATCTTAACGTGCTCAATGTTTAACTTATCAAAAACATATGCAATGATAGCACTATCACAACCACCACTGACTGGCAACACTAATCTTTTATTTGTTCTTTCTCTAAGTCTTAATGCTGCATCAAAGCAAGCCTCTCTGAATGTCATCTTGGTTTTTTCAAACCTCTGCATCCAATGAAAGCCTTTTTCGTTTATGATATAACTTTTACCTGCGTAGTCTGGATCACCACTATGCCAAATGTACTCATTTTTTAGGTTCATCTAACAACTGACTCCTTGCATTCCCTCCTAAGAGCTTGGTTAAGTCGGCGTTTGTTCCTACAAACAAATTATTAGTTACTTTATCTGGTCCAGCTTTTTTAGGATCTGATAGTATATCTTTAGCTTTAGCTTGTATGTCTACAATTTTTTCATTTGTATCTGTAAGTGTTTTTATTAATTGACCTACAACTTCATATGCTCTAGGATGTTGAGATTGATTGGCAAGATCAAGTATTCCATCTAATGCATCTCTGCCTCTTTCAGCTAGATGATATAAATTTTCTCTAGCATACTCTACATCTTTTTCCGTTGCTTCTGTTCCTGTGGCCGGTACATTGGCGGGTACATCTTCTGATGAGTGTAATGACAAAGGGGCAGTGTTAGGACTGATGTCCAAAGCATTAGCAATAGGATCAGCATGAGCATTGAAAGGTCTATCCTGTTCCATCACCATCGAAGAACTCCTCAAAGTTGTAAATATAATCATAATCATCAGTTGATTTTATAGATGATGCGGCTACTGTTAATGATGCATTTGTAGTTGGTGAACCATTAGCCAGCAAGCCTGGTGTGGTTGTTGTGCGAGAGTGAAGTGTAAATTGAGTACCATTTGAAAGGCCTGTTGCAATAGTCTTCACTGTTGTGTTAGATGGGTGTACGTTAGCAAACTTAGTTGTTGTGTCAACATAAAACATTGTATTAGCTTTCTTGATAACACCAGTCTTACTAACAGGACCAAACAATTGTCCTTTGACTGTAAATGTAAGAGTGTGTATCAAAGCTCGTCTTTGTTGAAAGTCTGCCTCGTAGGTATCTGATATTGTTACAGCTTCTAGGACAACTGGAATATCAATCTTCCAATCCATCTCTGGAATCAACTCAGCTGTAACAGTAAACTCTGGTGTAAAGAATGGCATTATCTGTTCAAGTATCTTTGTTGAGTCTTCAGCATATCTACTGAATATATTCAACTCAATATTGATATCATATGGAACAGGATTATACATTGTTCTTAGATTGGCATTATTATTAACATCATGTATTGCAACATTTCTGCGTACAGTATTTAACTTACGCTCTGTAGCATATGACATTCCAATCATTTCAAATGACATGCGAGGAAGAACTATTGCTGCTTCTCTATCTAAGTCAGGATCTTGTTCTAGTCTTGCAATTGTTTTATCACGAGGACCATATGCTAATGGAACTTTGATATCTTGAACACGATTGCCATTGTTATCTGTTCTTGTTATTACTATTTCATTGAATAAAGTACCAAAAATGATAATGTATTTACGTAGTGTACCGTGATAAAAAGTATGTCCAAACATTAAAACCTACCACCCTCACTGAATGGATCAGCGTCACTAAAGTCTATTATACTATCAGCTTCTGACTCCAAGAATACATTCTCTGCATCTGTGATTGTATCATAATCTCTATCAGCATCTGCACTAGCATCTTCTGCAGACTCTTCTTCTGATAGAAGTCTGAAACCATCTTCAGTGAATAATGCTTCTCCATCCTCTGCTAACATCTGAACTTCTTCATAGATGTCAAGAGAGAACTTAGTTTCTAATTCATCTATCTCTGGTATGCCTGTGTTCATTCTTTCATTAGAATATTCAAACAATTCAACTCTACAATCATAGAATTGTAAAGCACCCATTTGATAGAATACTGGTTCGTGTTCAACAAACTTGATTTCATATAATTTTTGGTTCAATGGGAAGAATATCAAGTCACCTTCTCTTGGTCTTGA